CGACTTGACCGCCATCATCTCGGTTCGGATGTCTTTGATGGGAGTCGAATTGGTGACGTCCCATTTCGTTGTCGGGGTGATATCGGTTCCGGTCGACGACCCGGTCCAAACGCCCGTCGTGAAATACTTCCCTGCCCAATCCTTTTCGCGGCGAAGCATCAAGCCCCGGGTGACGAATTCCGTACCCGCCTGATCCAGGTTCAACGGGGCGTCGGCATTCGCCCGAAGCTGATCGTCGATGTCCTTGTGAAGGGCTTGGACGTTCGCAAGGTAAGTTGGGGTCGAATCGACATCGAACCCGCTTCCCGCCGATTCCTGGGAAAGCCCGCGGGGGCGAGCTTCGCTCCGGAACCAATTCCCTTTCGGGAACGTGAAGTATCGGTCGCTTTGCTTCGAGACCGGCACGTTCGGGAACACGCGATCGGCGATGAATTCGCCCTGATCCTGAAGATAGGCGATGGCGATATTCGTCAGCGGCGCATTGACATGAACATCGCTAGGAGTCGGTTGCGGCATTGTCTTTCTCCTTTCGTTCAGACCGGCCCGTTAGGGCGCGATCCCCATGAGACCGAGATGGACGGAAATCAACTCTCCCGCCGCTCCCGCCGCGGTGATTGCGCGACCCCGGAAGAACTGTCCGGTCGTCGCCGTGACGGCTTTCCCGAGAGCGTCGGAAGTGACCAGGGCTCCCGCCAGGATGACATCTCCGGCGACACACTTGGAGACGCCCGCCGCGGCGACGCTCGCCGCCTGACCCTGAAGCGGTTTGTCCTGTAGGATCCCGTCGACCGGAGCGGCGAGCGTGCTATTCAGCGACACAAGCCCGTCTCCCGTGATCGACACGAACTTGAATTGTTCCCCGTCCAAATCCGTCGCCGCGGCGAGACCGGGGATGATATCCTTCGGATTTTCATAAGCCACGATTTGATCTCCTTTCGAAAGGTCTTTTGCTTTGAGAGCGTCTTTCGCGAACGGAGCCGATTAGGGCTTCGCCTGTTGGGGATGTTCGTCGAGATACCGCTGATACAGATCGGGGCGAAGTTCCATGACCTTCGCGAGAGCTTTCTCTTTCGAAAATCGCGGATCTTCCGACTTCAGGATCATGGAATCCGCCATCTTCTGGATCTGATCCCAAGCCGACCCGGCTCCGTTCCCCGCCGACCCGAAGGTTCCGGCTTCCGAGATGAGAGCCGACTTCTTGATCGTCTCGCTCGCGGTCTTCATCTGCTCGAATTGCTCTTTCGCGAGATCCGGGTTGACGTCGTGAAGAGCTTTCAGCACCCGCCCGAGATCTTCGGCCGACTTGCCGGGGAAATGGGAAAGCTCGTTCCGGGCTTTCTCGACCCATCCCTGAAGCTCCCGCTCATCCCGTTCGGTCTTGAGAGCCGCGGCGGATTCCTCCGCCTGCTTTTTGACCGCGGTCAGTTCGTCGTTCTGTTGCTTCAGGATCGCCTGAACTTCCGGCGGAAGCTCGGGCTTGTTCCCGTCGTCGGCTTTCTTGACGCTCTTCTTCTCGGGCTCCGGATACTTGCCGTCATCGGGCTTCTCGTATCCGGCGAGGTCTTCGAGCTTCCGGATCAGGTCATTCGGAATCTCTTCCTTGAAAGCGTTGAGAATCCGAAGGGCGCCGCGGGCCGCGGTCATTCCCTTTTCGGAGATCTTCGCTGCTTTCATGAAGTCGATCAGAGCGGCTTCGTTGTCGGTCTCCGACTCCAAAACGGTCTTGATGATTTCGTCCATTTTTTCTTCCTCCATTTTGTAAACGGGGAACCTCTTTTTGAGATTCGCCCCGCGTTTGACTAGACTGACTTCCGCCGCTTTGAGCCCTGTTAACGAAGTCAGGTCTTTTTCCATGATCAAGACTCCTGGGAAATCAGGTCAACGAACGTGATTTCAGGCATCATTGCCGGGGTCATCGGGGATCGGTACCCTACTCCGCCAGGGCTGAAAGCATTGATCTCGCCCTTTTGGTAGGCTTCCCATTCTTCATCCCCTAACTCGACACCCAAAACCCAAGATCCGGAATGAAGAACGTCCGATCCGAACTTCCGTCGATTCACCTTGTGTGGTTCGCCCTTCATCGCTTTCAAGTACTCGCTTCGCGAGGGGTAACCTTCAACCCAAGATTCGACGACCGCGGCATTCGCTTTTGTTCGATGCTGCATACCAACGGTTCGAGCCCCTTTCAGGAAATCATGGGCGGTCTGCTCGACCGCCGACGGCGGAATCCAGTCATTGTGAGCGTCGGGCCGCGGCCCGTCGGGCCCATACGGATCGATGACCACTCCATAAACGATTCGCTTGACTGGATCGGCTTTCGTGATCGAGACTGCAAGTTCGCTCTTTACTGCCTCCCCAGTTCGAACATCATACTTTACCGGAGCGGTTCCCGGCTTTGCCCAAACGACAAACCGACGACCCTTCCGTTTTTGTTCGCTTATGAGATCAGCGAGCGATTCAGTCTCGACCCGGGAGGTTTGAAAATCCGGCTTGTCGATCAGCCAGACTCTTCCTTCGGCGAGTCGAGGATATGTTATTAGGTATCTACCCAAAAGCCGCTTCCCGTCAAGAAAAATTTCAATCGCGTGCTCGGTTACGACCCCGACTTGATACGTTCCCTGATCCATCGCGAAGAACTTGGAGAAGCTCGAAGACGACGCCCCGGGTTCTCCCGGCTTGATGATCTGTCCGCTCGCTTGGGTTCCGACCGTCAGCCATTGCTTGGGTTGTAGGAGCTTCGGGGCGAGCCGGAGGTTCTCTTTCGCGGTCATCGGAAAAAGCCTATCGCCGCCGGCCCGCTTGTTGTCTTCGGTCGTTCCGAGAAAGACCGCGAAGCCCCAAAGCCCATCGTCGCCCTCGAACCGCAAATCCCCGTGAAGAGAATTCCCCGTGTTCAAAAGAGCCGCGTCGGAAAGCCCGACTTCGTCTTCGTCCAATCCCCTCCAATGATGTTGATAAACGAACCGCCCCTTTCCAGACTTCGGGAATCGATCTTGCCAGTTCTCTTCCCAAGATCGAAGAGCGACATCGCCGCGGGTCTCGCCCTCTCCGTCGCCCTCCTGTTTTTGGATGTCCGCCAAGCGGGCCCGGATTTGCTTCGTCTTCCGGCCTACCTCTCCGGAATCGCCGAATCGCTGGATCGCTATTGGGTGAGGAAGAACGAAATCGGCCCGGTCTCCGAGAGCTTTCTTCGCCGATTGCCCGAGAGCGACGACGACTTCGGGTTCGAGCCGGTCAAGCTCGCCCCCGAGCCAAGACTTCCACTTGCTGATCTCTTCGTCGCTCGGCTCCCGAACCTTTCCGACTTCGTCGATCAGAAGCTCGGGAACCGCGTTGGTCAGGATGACCTCGCCGCGGGTCAACTCCATCGACTTCAAATATTTCGCCTCGAACGTCTCCCAAGCCGACCCGACGAAGGGTTCGCCGCGGGCGACTTCGATCCTTCCCGGAGACGCTCCGACAAACGCGACGACCGCCCCGCGCGGCCCGGAAGTCGGAACGAGCCGGATCGCTTTCTGCAATACCGAAGCTCTCCGCGCGATGTCGACCGCTTGCTGCGCGAAGTATGGGCTCGACCGGGTCGGGTCTTTGTCGACGACCCGAGCCCCGATCCAGGTCAAGGAATTCTTCTCTTCGTTCGGGAATAGCTCCAAGACCTCGACCGTCAGGATATCCCCGAGCTTCGCTTTCAGATCGGTATTGAACGAAGCTCCCAGGTTGACGAACCGTTGCCCCTTCAACTCTTCCAGGTTCGCCCATTCGGAATCGCCCGGGAGCAAGCCCCCGACATATGAGAAAGCCCCGTTCTCCTTTTCGTCGACCCGGAGAACGATCGCTTTCAATTCGGCGATCCGCTTCAACTTCGCCCATTCGTTAGTTCCGCCGCTCTTCGTCTCATATCTTCCCCGCGCCGTCTTGGCGACGAACCCTTCGGAGCGGTCGGCGCCGAAAGCCCATTTTGCCGCGGCTTTCATTTGCTCGATCGAATTGACCCATCGGGCCGGAGCTATGGCGATAATCGGCTTGACCTTGTTTTCCAGGATCTCTCTTCGGTCGGCGAACGATAACCCCGTCAGGTCTTCGCCGTCGAAATAGGGAACATCGAAAGCGGTCAAGACGATTTCCTCTCCGGGCTTCAAGATCGGCTTATCACTGTTCAGCGTCGAAAGGTCGACCCGCGGAACCCGCTTCCCGCCCCGCTCGATCCCGACGTCGAGATCCAAGACGAAGTCGCCGGGGATCTTGTTAAGGATTTGCTCGACCCCCGGAAGCTTCCCGGCGAGATTCGTTCCGACTTGACCTTCGAACCAAAGCCCGACTTCATCGCCCTTCCGAAAAGCGATTCCCCGAAAGCCGTTGTATTTTGGCTCGACGTCGACCGGGAGCCGCGACTTCGCCCAATTCCAAATCTCGTCAATCGAGAACATTTCGGTAAAGCCCGCCATCAAAGGCTTGGGCGGAACGAATTCGACCCCGGGCCCGAAAGCCTTTTCGATCGGGGGCTCTTCGCCCTTGACGACCTGGGATTCGATTTCGTCGCGGCGCCGAAGGATCAAATCGTAAAGCGGGATGAAGTCGCCGTGAGCCCCTTGGGCGTTCGAGAGATAATGAATCGCCCCTTGCTTGTCGGGATCCAAATGGTTCCGGAGCGGGAGCCAAAGATTCTCCGCGAGAAGCTTGATCTCCCCGGCTTCGCGATCCCAAGCCGCGCGAACCATGACGTCGAGGTCTCCGGGTTCAAGCTCGCCCTTCGCCATCGACCCGACGACGGAGACGAAGTCTCGAACCAAGACGACATCGCGAGGAAGGGATTTCAGCTTGATATCCATCGCCCGAGCCGCGGACGATTCCCGGAAGTTCTCAAGCTCGGCGGTCA